GCCGAAGCGCAGGCCGCGTCTATGGTCATACCTTCTGCTACACAGCCAAGGATAATTCTCTTGGCTATGTCTGCTGAATTATCCGCCACGTATGCTCCTTAATAGAAGGCGCGAAGCGCCGAAAAAAATTACTGGGCAGGGCAAGATTTATACTAGGCGTTGGTAATTTTTACTTTACGTACTTATCTCACTATATGAGATTTAATAATAGATAGAGCTGTCCCGATTAAAAGAGGGGCGAAGCCCCGATCTGGTCGGGCTTGGCGCCCGAGGGAGCTACAGCGAACTGAGGGGTAAGTCAGTACTCGGCCTAGGGGCCTCGCAAGAGGCCATAACCGTTTCTGCTCAGGGCTTTTCCTATTAAAACCCCTTACTATATATAAGGCAGGAAATTTAACGCATTTCCCGCTTTTTAATTGTGACCTTCGTCACAGTAACTATTACACAGTATAACCGCAGGTCAGAGCTGTACCGGATCTCACTTTAGGAAATATATTTGTGTGGGGAGTATAGGACCCACACCCGCACAATTCAACAACGGGGGGTGCCTGTGACGGGGCTAACCCTCTACTTTACGGTTAGGCTTGGACATAAGCGGGGTGAATGTGTAGGGGCAAGGTGGAGAGGGATACTAACCCTACGGCGACCCTATCGGCTACCCGTGACCCCTAACCCGTAACCCTCTCGCCGATTAAGTAACGCCGACCAAGCCAACAACCCAGGCGACACGCCCGACCGCGTTGTCAGCTATCCACAGATCTGCCTTAACCTGTGGATAACTCTCTAGAAACAAGGTGGACAAAAGTTCCCGATATGTCCACCCACTTTCCCATCGTCTAAGTTACTGCTTGGTAACTTACTCACTAGTAACATAAGCCACGAGCTAAATCTGCCTCCATCGGATGGGTGACCCTCCCCCATCTTTTCTGCTATCTTTGACTAGTGGAACCTCCACAAATTGAAAGGGTGATTCAAATGAACGTAAAAGAAAAACTAGAAGCGTTGTTAAGTTCGCAACAGGTTTGCGGTGCTTGCGGTCAATTCATAACAAAGAAAGAACTAGATACAGAAGGCCTATTCCATAGCGCCAAGTTTTGCGATGTAGCAATCGAAGAAGAGTTGAACAAATGACACTAGAAACAGATTTAAGACTAGGCGAGACTCAATGGTGTTTGGATTGTGAAGAGGTAAAGCCATTAGAACAAGGAGAATGTGTAATTCGTTACGGTTCTTTTATTGAGTACACCTGCTACCAATGCAAAGACAACAAAGCAAAGCAAAGCAAGCGCGAAACAATCCATCTTGCAATGCTTGAAGATTTTTCCGATGTAATTGCCAAGCATTTACCTACATTCGACAACAACATCGAAGCCGACACTTGGAACCTTTTAGTTCTATTCACAGAAGAAACCATCCACCAACTCACAAAGGAGAACAACAAATGACAACAGCAACAAAAAAGCAAGAAAGCCCATCCGATTATTGGGCTAGATACTATGGCGATTTAGTGGGATGCAAGATTCTTTCTTTTAATGGGATGAAAGAGAACGAGGACGGATTCGGTGACGGATTCCCCGCCTTTACTGTTTTGTTTAAGAATGGAACAGTTCGTGAAATAGAAATAAGCCAAGACCCCGAAGGAAACGGAGGCGGATTTATTTTTGGCCTCACCCAATAACCAACAGACCGAAACGCCCTTGGGCGTCGTGGCGTAATTCGTCACCTGATGAGGTCATCAGATATTAGAAAAAGGGTGGACAAATGAATGTAACAAGAACAGAAGAAACATCAGGAACGTGGCTACAAGGTAACATTGTGACAACACGCGCAAACCTTGAAGCCGTATTTGGTGAACCAACCTTCTACGAAGGAGGCGGAAAAGTCACAGTAGAGTGGGGCTTAAAGTTTGAAGATGGAACACTAGCCACGATTTACGATTGGAAACGCTACGAAGAAGGCAAGCCTGCACTAGATGAAGAGATGACTTACAACGTGGGCGGATTAGTTCCCGAAGCACTTGTAAGAGTGCAAGAAGCCTTAAAAGCCTCTCGCGCCAAGATTGAGCGCTCACTCTTCATTGAGTGTAGAGAGTGGTTCGACAAGATAAACGGCAATTCCTACTTTTCTGCTCGCATTTGGGTAGATGGTGGGCAGGTTGCAATCCTGCCTTTTCAATACGGTTACGGCGACCAATTTATCTATGAAGCACAGAAAAAACTCCTAGAACTTGGCTACCTACCACAAGAGGGAAAGAATAGGGGTTTATGGTCAATCGCCTCATCGCAAGGCTTCGACTATTACAGCGCCAAGACCAATACCAAGAAGGCGGAAATGTTCAAAATGTACGAAAATTACCAAGAAAAGGCGGTCGCCTAATGTATAGCGTGACCCCTCGCGGTTGGTTTGTGTTGGGAGTCTTTGCCACTCTCGCCCTTTGGTTGCTGGTGTTGGTGTCCTCCTGCCTTTGGTGGGTAGGAGTGGGCGCACCTGAAGCAGATCTTTTTGGTTGGTGTTGGGGTTCAATGACTCAATGCGTGAAGCTTTAGAGGCGAACTATCGCCCACCGATTGAGGCGGTGGGCGGTGGTCTGTTGCTAAATGGCGATAGAGGGAGAGAACGAGGAAGAGGGAGAGAGTTATGAAGATATCAACTAAAGTTAAATGTGTAGAGTGTTCGCGTGTATTCGATTTACTTAACGATAATGACGCTAATGAATGGTCATATGGACACGATTGTGAGGGAGAGTAATGAAAAAATGGGAGGTTACCTTTACGGGTGACGATTGGAAACTAACTGTATGCCTAGATTATCAAGAGGGCGACCTCTTTGGTCTAATAGAGAAGGCTAAAGAGGTTGCTAGTTCAGGAGAGTGTGGGATAAAGGTAGAGGGCTATTATCAGGTAGAAGAGAAGGAGGTAGAGGTATGAGCTACGAGCCACCACTAAATGACCCAGATTTTTACGAGGAAGAGGGAGAGGCAGAGCCTACCCGTTGCTTTAGATGTAGTAATGGGTTAGAGGAGGACGATATTGTGTGGGCTAATGATGAAGGTCAGATAGTGAAAGAGGGTAACGATACCGCCTGGTGCGTTGCTTGTTTACCTAGCGAGGGAGAGAGTAAATGAACGAAGAATACCTACAAGCTAAGGCAGATCTATGCGAGAAGCTAGCTGCTAAAGACATACAAGAGGGAGAGATAGCAAGGGCTATTAAGAACCTAGAGAGGGCGAACAGCGCACTCTATCGCCTAGGACTAGTGAGAGAGGGAGAGGCTGATGATTAGAGAGATAGAGTTAGAATATACCGCCTATAATCTTGTGAAGTTAGCACGCAAGGTATGGGGAGAGAACGCTACTGAGTACCTTGCAGGTAGGTTAGAGAGTGTTATCACCTACAATCAAATGAAGGTCTTAATAGATAGCCTGAAAGGAGAGGCTGATGAGTAACGTCTATTCAATACACCCACCCAAGTCTCCACTTATCCTGCTCTATGAGGTAGTGGAAGAGAGCGGGAGAGCTGAGTGGGGTGGCAATAGTGCAGAAGAGTGTCTTCAATGGCTTAGCCTTGCCCCTACCGGCTCTCGTGTGCTGGTATCAGGGTGGGAGAGCGATGAGGAAGATGCCCACCTAGTAGGTCAGTCCTTAGACATAACAGAGCTAATTGTCAAGGCACTTAGCTTATGAACCTAGTGCTAGGTCTAATCGTAGTAATGCTGATAGCATACGTACTTATTGTGTGGGAGGATAAACTTAATGACTGAGGTTAAGCGTAGAATAAATACAGCTACCCGTAATGCGGTCAGAGATCGTAACTATAGAAGAGTAAGGGATCGTGCGCTAGTGCGCCTATCTCATTTATACCCCGACACATACAAGCAACTGCTTGCGATTGAAAGGAGTTTTGATGAGCAAGAGGGCAAGAAGTGGATTGGCATTGACGGCTTTACTAGCCTTAGCGTTGGTACTCATACCAGAGCGAACGGGGCAGGTCCCCTTCCCGCACACACCAGTAATGAAAGCTCGGACCAAGGCAACAATGGAGGAGAAGCGTGAGAACAAGACACTTACGATTAGTTACCTCCGAGCACTTGGATACAACGCAGAACAGAGGCAGTGTGCCATCACCCTATGGACCGGTGAGAGCAGGTTTGACCACCTTGCAGACAACAAACGATCAAGTGCTTACGGAATTGCTCAGCTCCTTGGAGAGCGTAGTGCAGAGCCTGAACTACAAATCCTCCACGCTGTGCGATACGTTGAGCACCGCTACTCAGGCAGTTTCTGTCGCGCTCTCCAACACTCTGATAGAAGGGGCTGGTACTAATGCTAACAGGAGTTAGTTTATTTGCAGGTGTTGGAGGGTTCGACCTTGCTATGCAACGACAAGGCGTAAGAGTTGTAGCCTCTGTTGAGATAGATAAGAATTGCAACCAGGTATTGGCTAACCACTTTCCTGAAGCAACCCAGTTCAATGATATAACTACAGTCAAGGGGGAGGATTTAATCAATGCAGGATTTACACCAAGCGCAGGAATTATTACAGGAGGATTTCCCTGCCAAGACGTCAGCGTTGCTGGCAGGAGAGCTGGTCTTGCTGGCGCACGAAGCGGGTTATTTTGGGAAGCTGCAAGAATTGTGGAAGAAACGCAGAGCGAGTACTTCATCCTCGAAAACGTACCTGGTCTGCTATCCAGTAACAAAGGAGCAGATTTTGGAGTCGTCATCGGGACGATGGCCGACCTCGGGTATTCTATCGGGTGGCGTGTGCTTGATGCTCAATACTTCGGAGTACCCCAGCGACGCAAAAGAGTCTTCATCGTTGGGCGACGTGCTACTAGCGGAGGCGTTGCCGAAATACTTTTTAAGTCAGAGGGCTTGCGAAGGGATACTTCGCAGATCATCCAAGCGAGGCAAGATACTACCACCAGCACTGCAAGAAGCTTTGGTCAATCAAGTTTCGCAGGGTACACAGAAGGACCAGCAACCATAACAGCTACGTCGTATAAAAGACCTGAAGATAATGTTGTGGTTTATGCAGACCCAGTAGGAACACTTCAAGCACGAGACTATAAGGGAGTAGGCAACCAGTATGTTGCAGAGAACAAACTTGTGGTTCACGAAAGGTAGGCGTGCTCAGAATGAACAAGACTATGAGACGTGGATTGAGGGGGGGGTAATGCCGACTCTAAATGCTTTTGATAATGGAGATATTAGAACTACTGTTATTATCTTTTATGGTAATAGAGTAGATGATGTACGTTTACAGGGTGGAGTAATCAATACACTTCAAGCTAGGATGGGGACAGGTGGAAACAATATGCCTATGCTAATGCGTATGCGAGAAGGCAAACCAGGTGGAGGTAAAGGTCCACTTATTAGTGAGGATAAGTCATTGACTATTGCAACTGCTAACGATCAAACACTTCTTAATGAAGGAACAGTACGCCGCTTAACACCAGTAGAGTGTGAAAGGTTGCAAGGCTTCCCTGATGACTGGACTGCTGGACAATCAGACTCTGCTAGGTATAAGCAAATGGGTAATGCAGTTGCAGTACCAGTTGTTGAGTGGCTCATACAAAACATAGTAGATACTCATAGCTGCACTGCCTCCTCTACTGGTAGGTAGCCTATAAGTTTATCAACCTTACCGCTTCTGCCAAACTGAGTAGTAGCAGGAAGGTATTTAACCTCCCATATAGGCTCAGCTAAATCCATTAGGTCAAAAGAAAAGACACCCAAAGGTGTCGAGTTGATATAGAAGGGGATAAGATCTCGCTCTGCTGATTGGGTGATGAGCTTGCGATACTTCATCTCCTCAATCAGTAGCGTGGGATAGTGTGTAGCCCTGCACTTGAGTTCTATGTAGTGACCTGCCTGCTTGGAGATGCAGTCAAAGGAGTCAAAGATACCAACAGACTTCTCTAAGTCTGGGTATAGGTCGGCCTTGAGATAGTCAAAGAGTTCAACTTCTTTCATTTGAAGGGACTCACCCCACCTAACTCATCAATCAGATTACGCAAAGCAGTAGAGCAGCGCCGGTCTGCAGTAGATACGGCGCACTCTAACTGGCCTGCTATCTGTTTAAGGGTAAAGGAATCGAAGTGGCGCAGGCGAAGCAGCACCTGATCTTCAACTTCTAGTAAAAGATAAGCCTTCTTTATATCAATGAGCATAGCCAATAGGTTGCCACCCTCTGCCGGTGATGACTTACCTTTAGGCTGCCCATCTTGGACCATATGTTGTGCTACTTCTATGACGGTATCATTTTGTACTGATGCAATAACAAAGGGAAGCAACTGACCTACGGTTACTCGCTCATAGTAAGCCTCATCGTTGATAAAATAGCCAGACTTAACTGCCTTCTCCTTGCGAACGTAGCGCTCAGCGATACGCCTCATCTGCCACGCTATCTTCTGCTCATTATGTTTGCGCTTGTCTGTGTCTGGCTCTGATAACTGCTCAATTAAATACTGCGAACGGGTCAGCGCCCACGTCAAACACTCCTGCTTGATATCATCACGCTCTACATACTGGTTGTATCTGCGATAGATGGTCGAAGCAACTGAGCTTGCCAACTCATAGACTATCGGATATACCTCAGTCACAGTCCGGCAACCCAACTTCCATTATGTGAGCTAAGTTTAATAGTTTAATAGCAAGAAAATCTATGTAGTTACTGGCATCTGCCAGCTCTTCGATAAGTTCTCGTATGGTATCTGCTGGTGTAAAGGATTCAAACTTCTGCCCTTGGGCTATAGCGTATTGACTATGACCTACACTCTTGACGCGGCTTGCGCGAAGGGAGGCAAAAGATTCAATAAAGGATACCAAGTCCTGCGTAGATACACCCACTGCGCGATAGCCAGTAACTGCAGGGTGATCTACTAACGGGTTGGTTGAGGGCGCACTACTAGTATCTCGCTTGGGTATTGTGCTTGCAAGATCTGAAAGCCCATACGCTGCAAAGTCTGTATCATTGTGTCCCACTCTTGCCTTGTCATTGTCATACATTGGACTCTCCAATCAAGAGCTTGCGTGTATCTTCCATCCCGTGTTTCAAATAATAATCGTTGATGTCCATACCTGCAGGCAAGGTTACTATAGTTGAGTTCATCACCTCGTTTGCGACACGCTTAGCAAACTCTGCCCCTGGATTAGAACCATCTTCTTTAATATCGTTATCGCCTACTACATAGACAGTCTCATAGCCACCAAAGAGCTTGGGGAAGTGTGACTTCCACGCTGCAACTCCTGGCACTCCAACTGCAGGTATGCCCAAGACACCGGAAGTAATCACAGTATCTAACTCACCCTCACAGATAACAATATAGGGCGACATAATAGTTACATCAATTACATTGTAGAGGTGAGCCTTTTGCCCAGTAGGTGAGCCATACTTAGGTTTGATATCCTCTAATCTGCGAAACTTAAAGCCTACGCAAGATCCACCGGCAGTGATATAGGGAATAGAAAGCCAGCCCTCATACATCTCGTGACCGTTAATCGGGTCAGTGATGGTGCCAAGTTCAAACATAGCAGCCACTGCATCAGAGATTCCACGTTCTTCTAGCACGTTTAAGGTTTGTGGATTTATTGCCTGAGCGTATCGTTGCGCCGCTTCCAGCAGCAATTTCGACTGCGCGTTTGAGGCCATCTTTGAACTCCAAGTTCTCTAGTATGCACACTAAACTTACTGCGTTGCCACCCTTACCGCAGGTGTGGCAGAAATATAGATTGTCGTATGTGTTAATTACTGCAGAGCGGCGAGAGTCATCGTGCAGGCAGCATCGAACAGATGAAGACTTGCCCTCTCGTACCTCGCCACCATAGTTAGTAACGATTGCAGCTATGGAGATTGCGTTTGCATCAACGGAACCCTTGAATCTTTTGACTTTACCCAACCTGTTCCAGTCTTGTGTTGGCACACGCACCCCTTATCTACACACTTTTCGTGCCAATGTGCTGAGCGTTTATAGTGAGCTAGGCTGTTCTCTTCTCCACCTTTAAGACAATTTGGACAGATCATTATTTTCCTTTGCTGCTTGAAATGCTATTTGATTCTTTGTGTATTCAATACCCGCATCAAAGCCTGCATTATATCCTTCATCAAACGATGCACTCCTAGCGTGCTGTATGCCTGCTCCTTTTAATCGTTTACGATTCTCAGGTAGACCTATCTTGGTCGTCATCTTCATCCTCCTCAGTTGGTACAACTTCTTGTACAAGTATCTCTGCTGTGGTGATTTCACCTTCTGGTACTGGCATTGTTGTTACTACCTTTCCCCATCTCTGGGATTGTTTCATCGGCTTACCGCGTTGTGCGGTACGTCGTCTACGACGAAGAGGCTTAATAGCAACAGCCATTACTGCTTCTCCTTTAACCATTGTGCTAGGTCTTGTATGACCCAGGCTTGTTGTATTGAAGAGTTGCGACGCTTAACTATTACGTAAGCAGGAGGAACTTCCCCAAGCCCACGAGCTTTTGAATAGTTAAGCGCCTCAACTTGTGCTTCTCTCCAGAACTGGGGCAGGGAAAGTGTCTGCCTGTTCTTGAGTTCTAGTATGTATGTGGCCCCCGCCACTACACACACTATGTCTCCTTCATCCTTACTGCCAGCTTTAGTCAAGCGCTCAGCAAGGACACCTGTTTGTTTGCGTAGCCACTTGAGAACGTCAGTCTCAAAGGTTGCGCCTTTAGTCTTGTTGTACCGGCTCATCTGCTATAACAACCTTGTTAATCTTATAGACAAGATCACCTTGCTCATCCTTAACAAGTTCAACAATTCCAGCTTGAAGGATTGCACCAACGAAGTTAGCCAAGTCTGCCTGCAATATATCAACTCGTTTTAATAGTTGTTCGTACTCACTCTTGCTGCGCCATTCCATTATCTCAGACATTGTATCCTCCGTCATATCCCTTAATCACATCTTGTCGTAACATTCTTCCGAATGTATCTGTATCACCTATCTGACACGCTGCATAGTTTACCAGTAGCGTTGCATAATCACTAGCATCTGCAAAGTGTGGCCCAAAGCGATTCTTAACTGCTGCAACGTATAGGCTTGCCCCTGCTGGGTCATAGCCAAGTGTTAAGATCAGCGCCGGTAGTTGACTGACCTTACCGTGAATAGCTCTGCGATGAGGTGGCTTACTAGGATTGCCATACTCTGATTGCTCAGAGACGTGGTGCAGTACTAG